CGCGGAAACTCCGCCGGTTAACGTTACGTTATCCTCTCCCGCAAACAATTCCTGCCCGTCGGATGATTCTATGCTCATTCTTACCGGTATTGCTCCCTCGGCGGCTTTACTGAACACCCAATATCTTAAAACAATGGTATCATAGACCGTTGCCGCCTGAACGGGAAAATCCACTCCGATAGCCGGTGATCCGTCAACATCCGAAATAAACTCATACACTTGCGTGTCTGTCGTTATCGCTACGTCCGTAGCCGTCGCGTAAATCGAAATTGTATGCACCCCGTTTGTTTCCTGTGCCGGAATGACAAATGCCCGTTGTGCCCCGGCGTTAACGGTGCCTGCCGCCACTTGCTGTTCGTCCACCAATACAAATACAGTTGCCGCCGATCCCACAACTTTAGCCGTTATATTAAAAGCTCCCGCCTTTGCCTCCATCTGGTTAAAACCGACAAGGGAAACAGAAAGCTGCCTTACACTTACATTATAGGAAAGTGTACGCTGCGATCCGTCGTTATTGTTCACGATAGCAATTATACTATTATCCCCTACGATCAAATAAGGTGTCAAGTCAAACACATAACTTTCACGGTGTACAAGTTCACTTGTCAGGTCGGCGACCTGTGTTCCGTTAATTGTAAACTTAACGACGCCTTTTGTCACGTTCGGTTCCGTTATTTCATCGTAAAACGAGTAATAAGTAAATCCCAGTGCTACCCGTGCGTTTTCCGCCACAATCGCGGACGGTGCTTCCGTTACGGATATCCGTAAAGTCGCTATACTGGAGGAAGCGTTCATGGCCGGTATGATAACCTGATATAGCAATTTAGCCGCATACTTCTCTGTGTCCGATTCGTATAGATCCCTGTCAGCTTCGGAAGCAAACGAACGTAAAATAGAGGATTTTCCGTCCGGTCCGTCGACCTTATCCTGGTACCCCGTCTTAAATTCGTTCAGGTTTTTAAAATTTTCCTCAATACACTGGCGAACTTCCTTTCCTGAATCACCGTCTTTAAAATTCTTTATATCCATATACCAAACAATTAGATATTAATTATTTATCTTTCCATAACTCCTTATCCAACCACGGGTATTTGTCTATCCACTTACCGGAGCCGAAGCAACTCCTTATGCCTTCCCAAACAAGGCGACCGGCGTAATACACCGCTTTTATCGCTTTGCCTTCAACAAATATCCCGGTTATCTTATGTCCCCCTTTTATAAGCATGTCCTATTCCTCCACTTCATAGGTATAATAGAAAGTATTAGGTTCCGGCTTTTCGATCCTGCTGTATTCCTCCTCGCTCATAACCTCGTGTTTCTTATCAAAAGGTTTTGTTTTTTCGTTAAGGAACTCCAGTACGTCCGCCTCCATTTCGTTGGTTACACTTTCTTTTTCCTCTGCTGTCCTGATCTGTTCGATAAGATCATCTATCTGTTTCTGCGTCTTCATAAGCTGTATTAATTAAATTGTTTACTGAACTGTTTAGAGTGTATCCGCGGCTTGCTGAATCCGTTTTCCGTTATATCCGGCGTGTAGTTGCTTTCTGTTTCCGTGAAAGTGAGTTTTAACGTAATATCTTTAGGCTCTTCCGGATGGACCATAAAAGAAAATTCCTCTACGGACGGTATTACCTTGATTTCGTCCTCCCCGTATCCCAGAAGCGTAACATCGTCAGAGGAAAGAAGATCAAGTAAAAAGGGTATTTCACCCGATCGGCGGTATCCGATACCTACCGTTATGATATTCTGTATTTCCGGACGTTTCCTTTCCTGGTTGAAATCGTCTGTTATTTCATCGTAACGGCTAAAAGTTGCCCCCTCCCCTTCTTCGGGAAATTGTGGGGTTACGGAAGCTTTTCCTTGAACCTCCAACAGTTCATAGGCCCCGTAACTGTTAAGGAAGCGAAGCAAATACCTTTCTTTTGTGGCCCGGCTTTGCTCCACTGCTATACGGCACGCAAAATTTTCCCCTACACGTACATCGAAGCAACTGGCCAATATTCCATTATCAAAGAAAAATGCCCGCCGTATCGCTGCGATATCCAAAGCATAAAGGTTTCCGGGTGTCCCCTCCACTATAGTCTTGTTCTTTCCGGTCAGTTCCGTTACGGACACTTCTTCTCCGGAAGAAGGAAAAATAAAAGGCAATGGATAAAGTTCCGTTTCCCTGATGGCTATTTTCCAGTCGGCCGACCGGGTAGTAAAAAAGAAATTGCAATAGGGATTGAGAAATTTTAAAGTGAAGATATCGGTACCCATGGTGCGTAACCGCTTGAAATCTTTCTTTGAAATTCCTCCAGCCCAGGCGGTAAAAAACAAGTCGGCTTCTTCCGCTCCCTCATTTTCCACATGTATATCGGCTCTGGCAAATAACCCGGTAATTCCGGTTATGCTTTCCGTACCGCCACGCAAAACGGGGACGGTCTTTATTCCGGTTTCGACGATTTCGGATATATTAACCTTAAAATCCCCGGTTCCGTTCCCCTTGAATATTTCTTCGTCATTCATCCGGATACTATACGTAGCCATAGAAACGGAAGACACGGAAAGGAAAATAGGGTTACGCGTGAAGGCGTTACCCGTCGGGTATATACTTACTTTTAAAGTTTCGTCGTTAGCACTCATTTTACTGTCAGATTTGTTGCGATAAAACCGCCTGTTAATTCACTTTGAAGTTCCAGAGATATAACAAAACGTTCCCTTTCGATGGAGGGGGATGTCATAAACGTGTAAAAGTCGGACATGTTACCCGTATAATGATCCTTCCATCGTTTGTAAATCTCCGCAACTTGTACGGATGTATATGCAAGCAATACATTATTCTGTTTTTCCATATTGCAAAAGTCTTAGTAAAGAAGTAAAGAGAAAAGGACGGATTATCCAGCGTAGACAATGGCGACAAACTCGCAATCATAACTGACTTTTCTATCTATTTGAGACGTTCCGGTAGACGCTTCCGGATCGCTATCTATATAATTAATCATTCCTTTGAGCTGAAAATAATAAGTCCTGGTTAATGATTCGCCATCGGAATTTGGCGGATTTTCTATTATGTAATCATCCGTATCCGGGGTTGTATATCCGTTTGTGTCATCTCTCATATACCAATTAACGACCTGGTATCCGGCATTAATCATTCTGTCCAGTTCCTTTCTCTCTTCTTCCTTGAATCTTTCCTGAAGTGTATTACGAACCAACTTCCATATATATAAAGTACTGCCAAATTTTTCTATATAATGTTCCTCTTCAAGATTGTAGGGCGCTATTAGCCGAAGCGTTCTTAATACCATATCAACCGGTACCAGTTTGTTAGACGGCAAGGAATAAGAGAAACTGTCAGGGAGCAATACCTGCCCTCTCAACGATACAGTATTAAGCAGGTCTATTTTTGTTACACTGTGAATAGGCAATTGGATGTCGGTTTCTATTTTATTAAAAGAGTGTCTTAAAATGGCATCATAGTCTTTCCAAAAATTCATAAATAATCCGTTCTCAAATTGAAAGAGAAGAGATATTTTATGTTCCGTTCCGTCATAAAAGCGCACATATCCTCCGGTAGGAGCAATAGGAAGTGAACTTCCAAAAGGATAATTGCAATTAGCCGTACCGACAAAAGAAAACACAAAAGAAAGTGGTGTTTCTTCACTTTCTGAATTTTCGTCAGAGCTGGAAGAAATATTATTTTTGAGATAAGTATATCTATGCACATAAGAAGCGAGATATTGAGGTGTAAGAATGTTGTTTGTAGCAAACTCCATTGGTACACATTCATCATCACTGGATAAATCATTATCTTCTATGTTGTCGGTCTTTCTATCCCAATTAAAGAAGCTGGAAGAGGAATAAACTAATCGTTTGTTTTCCTGATCCCATTTGAACCAACGACCGGTGGTTTCTTCAAAATTAAGGTGTATTACTCTTTTTGTAATATCTATTTTATTTAGCCTTGCAACCTTTTGATCTTTCAAATATTCTTCAAAGCGTTCCACGGAAGGAGCTGCTCCGGTAAATGAGGTTTTAGCGGATAACTTTATTTGCTTGGCTGTTTCATAAGTAATAACAGGATGAGTGGTTATTACATCCGTAAGATCAAAATCAGGGGATGAACGTATTATATCCTTAATAAGCCGAATCGTAGCCGTTCTTGTATCGGATGATACATTATATACCATACCAAAACGAACATATAAAGCGTTTAGAAAATCTTCTACGGTACAATCCGGCATTAAATCCGCATATTTCAACACCCCTTTTACACAACAATCGGCCGCGTTGTTCAATATTACAAGCCGGGAAAGCTCTTTATCTGTTTTAAATGGGTTTTCTGTAATAGTGAAACCAAATTCAGAGAAAATAAGTTCCAATACACGCCATACGTACAGAAAAGCAGTAATACCATATCCCAAAGGTAATACCGTTTCCGTGGGAACGCCATCCACCAGAAAAGTTTCCTGTCTTGCTTCATATCTCAACTTATAAATAGTACTTCCCTCTGCTGTCGGATAAATATAGTTAAGATACTTCGGATAAGAAACACCGTTCAGGGATTCGTTAGCCGTCATTATTTGGAATACCGCAAAATCCGTCTTATATCCGTTTAGAACCTGTAACAGATGGGTACACAAAGAAGTAACGCTGCTATATTCCTTTACAGGTAATTCCATGGAGTTTAATTTCTTGGCTTTCCATGCGTTGTAAGCTTCGGAATTATCAAAACCTATATTGAAAGTTGTACCTTCTTTTTTTCCGGCTGAAACGATGTTTATTTTTCCGGTCCGTTTATAAACCCCATCCAGGACGGTACACGTCGCATCATCCGCAAGCGGTTTACGGCAAAGGTCGATCCGATGTGCAAACCCCGTTAATTTTGCATTATTTGGAGTATAAGGAACGGTTACGGGTACCGTCTGCGTTCCTCTGTCATTCATTACCGGGGACTTTTCATCTATTTGCATGGTAAAATCCCCTCCTAGATCCAAATATCCTTTATTCGTCTTGATCTTTAGCATAATGGTTATTTATTTTCCGCGTGTAAAGGTATCGCGGGCGTTATCTATGGTTTCTTTAGCCTTTTCCAAATCCTGGTATACGATATAAGCCTTTATAAGCTTGATAGCCTCACAAGAGGCGCGAAGCTCTTTAGTTGCTTCCAGAAACTCCCGGTAAGAAGAATCCCCTGCAGGAGAAGTAACGTAACCGCCTTCCGCATATTCACCCGGGTTTTGTGGTAATGGGTTGGCACTGGTACGCTGCCGCCGGATCGCTTCGATCGTGCTAACCGCGTCAATTACTTTAGGATTATTCATCTCCGGTTGTGGTACGACATATTCCCCTTTGTGAACAACTCCGGCCACTTCATAACGACCACCGGGACCGGTGTAACCGCCTTCATAATATCCACCACCGGAAGATCCGGAAACAACACGTTCCGCCGTGTTTTTTTTGCTGCCGGTAGTATTTTTAACAGACATATTTTTTATTTTATCCCGTTCGGCTTTAGCTGCTGCAAGTTGAACGGCACCGGTAGCTCCCATTAAAGCTGCCGCAATGGGTCCGGCAATCGGTCCGAGTTCTCCAAGTGCCTTCATGATTGCGACGGCCGTATCCGCTATGATCTGGGAACACTTGATAGCAAAGTTTACATCCGCATACTTCTTCTGAATTTCCAGTTTCTTATTTTCTTTCTCTTCTTCCAAAGCAGCGGTATCTTCTCCGTTGTTCTCGGCCATTTGTATAAGAGCGTCATATTTGGCGTCTACCTGGTCGAGTTCATTCTGTTGCATTGTTTCAACTAACGAAGAAGCTAGACCGGAAATCTTATCAAAATTTTTTTTTGCGTACCCTATCTGTATTTCTGCTTTTTTACGCTGATACGTCTTTTCGTCTATTAATCCCTGATCGTGCATATCCTTCAACATCGCCAGTTCGTTATCGTATTCCTGTTTCCAGGATACACCGATTTGTGCCTGTATCTGGTATAAATCATTCTGATATTGAAAATTAAGTTGGCTAAGAGTCTGTTTTTTCTGCTTCTCCAATTCAACGGTAGAAAGACCGGCGTTTTTAGCTATCTCTATAATGGCATTGTATTTGGCTTCCGTTTCTTTTACTTCCCTATCATGTCTTTCCTTCATTCCCTCGGTTCCTGACTTCTCGGAAGTTAACATATTAACCATTTGAGCGATAGCCGCTCTATCCCGTAATAACTTCATTTCAGAATTACGTACGGCATCCGCCGCTTCCGTCGCTATTTCTATACGCTTCTGTTTACCGGTAATTTCCAAAGCGTTTATATCATTCTGATAGGTACGGTTTATTTCCAGGAGTTCCGCAGCGTGTTCCGCTTCAACTTCCAGCATATAGGCGTCAGCCGCTTCCTGTGTAATACTTTGATTTAATACCGCTTTTTCCATGGTGTCCTTCTGGATATTGTAATAAGCGGTTTCAATCTTTAACCGTTCATCCCGTTTCTCTTGTGCCAGTTTAATACGGGCGTCTTCCTGTTTGCCGGTTTCTGTAAAAATAGCGGTTTCCGCCTCGGTTTCGAGTTTATGGATTTCATCGAGTAATTTCTTTTTATTGGCCGGTGTTTTTGCCTCCAGTTTTTGAAGTGCGTTAATACGTTCCCGGTAATAACGAAGATTTTCCGCCGTCCCTTCGAGAATGTACTGGGCTTCCGTCTTATTTTCCTTCTCCCGGTTCTGTTTGATCAGAAGCATACGTTTTTCATGCTCGATCTCCAGTGGTTTTAATGTAGCGTCCGTTTCTGTATTTTTATACTCCCCGGCTTCCGCTTTCTTTTTGACTTTTCCAAGTTCGTTTAACCGTTTTATTTCATCGTCAATGCGTTCTATTTCCTTATTCTTTTTAGCAATATTCACCTCGCTGTCTTCTGCCCATTGTTCCTGAACCCTTTTCTTTTCAGCTTCCAATTTTTTTATGAGGGATGTTTCTTCTTTTACGGCATCACTGCCTTTCTCACTAGCCTGTCCTATCTCATTTTCCAATCCAATATATTTTGTTTCCGCAGCAGAAATAACGGTATTTACATCTTCTAGTTTCTTTTTTATTTCTTCCAAATTTTCTTTTGCCACTTGAAGCTGTGCAATTGCAATGGCCTGCGCATCTCCCGACAAACTTTTAAAACTATCCTGCGCATTATTATAGGCTTGTTGTGCTTTCTCTAATTGTTCCTCCAACTGAATCTGTTCATCGTATTTGTCTTTCAATTTACGATCAACCGCTTCTTTTTTGTATTTTAATTCCAGTATCTTTAAATAGTCCCGGATTGCTTCGGTATTTTCTTTAATAACCCTTCCTTCTTCTGAAATCTGCGCATTATATTCCGGTATAATATTTTTGAGTTCTTTTATTTTCTCGATTCGTTGTTCATTGGTTAAATTACTGTTATGTATAGCCGAAACAAGAGCCTTTATTTGTAATTCATCCGATTTTATTTTTTTAGTGGCTTCTTGTTGCGCTTCTGCAAACAATTTAGTTGCAGTATATGCTTCCCGGCTTTTTACTGCAAGTTGGTAAATAGCAACTCCCGCCGCCAATATAACCGCAACCAAAGCCGTATAAGGATTCTTCAAAAGTTCGATCCTCATTAACCGAAGTGCTGCCGTACACCTGGTAGTATTTTTGTGTAGTAACGCCTGGGCTGCCGCATAAGCCAAAGCAGCCGCACGACTAATATATAGCTGTACGGCGTGCGCCTTTTCAGCGACAACCGAAGCAAGCGTAGCCGTTTTAAAACGTGCCTGCCACATAGTAGCGATCTTCAAACCGCCGTAATAAGAAACCAGATAAGCCGTAACGGTATAAGTGACAACTCCCCATTTATTAAACATATCAATCAGGTTGCCAACGCCTTCCACCAGGAATGTAACAAAATCGATCAAATCACGTAAAATTCCCTTCGATTCGTAGAACCGTAAAACAACTCCTTCAATAGTGGAACTTAATACGTTTAATGATCCCTGCACGTTGTCACCCATTTCTTCGGCCATGGCGTTAAAAGCGTCTTCCGCACCCGTAACCGCACCGGAAAGAGCCAATACGGTATCAGTCCCGTTAAGGAAAGTATTAAAGGCTGCAACGGAACGTTTATCGGTCATTTCAAGAGCTTTGTTCAAGTCTATTCCTTCATCGTTTAACTTTTTAAGTCCCTTTACCAAATCATCCAGGTTATTAACCGGACCGCCAAGCGCAAGAGCAAGCTTGCCGGTACCGTCAGCCAGATTAAGCAGGATATTACGCGTTGCCGTTGCTGCGGAAGAAGCGTCGAAACCGCTGTTTGCCAAAGCCCCCAAAAGAGCGGTAGTTTCTTCGATCGTGAATCCGAAGGAATTAGCAACCGGACCAACGGTAGACATAGCGGTATTTAAATATTCAAAACTTAAAGCGGATGCGTTACATCCCATAGTCATAGTAGAAACAGCCCGTTCCGTATCTTCTGCATCAAGATTGAAAATACGTAATGTTGCACCGGCAAGCGTAGCGGCCGAAGCAAGATCCGTGTCTACCGCCTTAGCGAATTTCAACACGGAAGGCGTCATCGCTTTAATATCTTCCTTGAAAAATCCCAGCTTGGCAAGCTCTATCTGAAGTTCCGTTACCTGTGCGGCTGTGTAAGAAGTAGTAGCACCCAGTCGGCGCGCTTCATCCGTTAAATCTTTGATACTCTTTTTCGTGGTTCCCAGGATAGCGGCCAAACTACTATTTTTCTTCTCAAACTCCACAATAGTACTGATTGCATCTCTCAACCCGCCGACAATTTGCCCGGTAATCATCGCACCGATAGTTACAAACACACCGGCCAGAACTGTTTTTATCTTATTCAAGGAAAGAAGGGAAGAGCCGAAACCTTCGGCTTTTTTCGTTGCCTGCCCGTATGCTTTCTCTACCTCTTTCAGTTCTTTTTCCAGAGCGGCATATCTTTCCGGTTGCAAGGATTTCACCGTATCGCGAAGCTCTTTCCGTAAGGCATTGGCTTTCCTGGCAAGCTGGTTCGCGCTCATGGTGGTTTTATCCAACCGTTTCTCGCACTCGGCTATTTTCTTATTATTTTCACCGATCGTTTTATTATTCTCTTTCAGCCGTTCATTAAGATTTTTCCATTGTTTACCACCGGCTTTTCCGGCGGCGATTAAATCGGTCATGGACTTTTTTATCTCCTTATTGCTATCCCGGAGTTCCTTGTTTTTTTCTGAAAGATTATGTATTTCTTTCTGTGCGTCGGATGCGTTCAGGGTTAACACCCATTCGATGTAGTCAGGTTTTAATTTTGCCATAAACTTAAATTTTATAAGGCAAAATTATCCTGGGATAAACTGGCGGAAAAGGACACAAAAAAGCCCGTAGAATCATCTCACGGGCATATTATAGAAAGATAAAACTATCTCTATTTTTTGATTGTAAAATCGGAAGGATCGAAATATTCTCTATCTCTGATTGTTGCCCGGTTTATCCTTCGGCAAATATACCAGGTTAACGGAACCGATATAAGAGGCGTAACGATAAAGGAAAGAACGGCAAAAGCAAACCACCCGGATAAAGTATCAGGTTTATGCTTGCATCCTACGAAAAACAGAATCACGAGGAAAAAGCCGATCAGAAATAAAATATCTTCGTATGTCATAATATAAAAAATAGCCCCATCCTATTAAAGTACGGGGCTTTTGGCCCGGTCAACGGCCATTTGTTGAATATTAAACAGTGACCGACATTAAGTCTTTAGCTAAATTATGCAATCCGTTGGCAATCTTTTCCGCTTGCTGCGCTCTTGGCTTACTACGACCGGCGGCGTAATGTGCCAATTGTTTTTGATTAATGCCCGTAATAACCTGCAAAGCAGAGAAAGAAAAAATTCCCTGATAATAAAGTAACAGGCTTTGAACATCAAACTTATAAACTAATTCATAATCATTATCAAAAATAGCCGGATACGTTTCTTCGTCTTTACGGGCGCAATCAACATAAAAACGAATACTGTCTTTTACCTCTTTTTGGAAATCTTCAAAACTCCCGGTACAAGCAACAACCCATCCGGGCAGGATTTCACATGCTCCGCTATAACAATTATCAACACGCGCCGTATCAATTACTACTTTCTCCATATATCTATAAATTAAGAGTTTCAAAATAAAGCGGTCTATAACAAGACCGCTATGCCAAATTAAAACGATCTATTTCTGGAGCAGAGCTCCGGGGTTAAAACTTTAACCCCGATTGCTCTTCAATGCTCTTTAACAAGAATCCCCAGATAACATCCGATTTATGACCATTAACGGTTACTTTTCCTTTTTTTGTCGGGTGTTTAAACTGTCTGTGGCTTCCTTCCTGATTCACTTTACACCATCCATCATCTTCAAGTGCTTTGAGAATCGCAGAAACTTTAACTGTTTTCATAGATCGCTGTTTTAATCCAACAGTACAAAGATAGTAATTTTACTATTATTACCAAAGAAAAAGAAGAAAATAATAACTATTTTACTATTATTTTACAGAATCAGCAAACATCTCTTTTACCCTTTCCTTTACATAATCCTGATATTCATATTTGATCCTCCCGAGTGTATCGTGATACAAAATCCCGTATATCTGACGATTGTAAATTTGGTAATTACCGTGTTTCTTCATATCCAGGAAACGGGTATATAATGGAAGATTGGAACGTGCGATCACGCCTTCGCCGTCCGGAATGACTGAATATCTGGGATTCTGCAAAGCTTCCATCAATGTGCCGGAACGACCTTGTACAAGTGTTCCGTATCCTTGTACTTTCTTCCGGCTACGTCCTTTCTGATAAATCCGTTTGGTAGCGATCTCCAGTTGGGCGTTAAAAATATCCTGTATCCCACGTCCGATCCGATCGGAAAAGAAATCCGTTTTAAAGTCTTCGGCCATAATGAACTATTATTATTTGAAACCAGTAACTTTCATCCGGGGACATCTCTCTTTCTCTTCTTCCGCATCAGGCTTTTTCTCTGTATCCTGTTGCGATTTATACTTATATCCCCAATAGGTGCACAATGTACTATTTACTCCAATGGTAACAATAGTAACTATTACAGTTATAAAAACCAAGCTGTAAAATTCATATTTTATCAATTATATATAATAGTATGTATACATCAAAAGTTTTTTTTAATTTTGCAAATGCTTTTAACTAAAAATCTGATAAAATGAAGAAATTCATAGAACTTAAAACCCTTGAAAAGGGAAATGTGATTATAAATGTCAACCATATCATCAGCATTGAAAGTATCACCAACACAACATCTAAAATACTACTTGCTATTCCCGAAAATGAAGTTTCCTACTATACCATACAAGAAAATATAGAAAGCGTAAAAAGGAAACTATGGGAAATGCTTATGTAACACCTGCATTCATTATCTATCATCTTGTTTTAAATGAGAAAGCCAGGCTCCACCCTGCAAATGTCCGGTAAAAGCCGGATTCCGGAAGAGTGGAAAGACTGGTTAAATCCAGTTCCTTAGTTACAGGGCAACCGGTAGCAGAATCTTCTATCAATATTTGTTTGATACGTTCCATGACCGGCTGCACCTCTTCGATAGTCTCATAAGCTCCCTTCCGTTGTGGATCGTATTTCCCCATAAGGAAAACAACGCATAAATTATTCTCTCTTACATTATCAGCCGAAAGGCTGGCACCCGTTCCCGACGGGATCAGAATAAAGAGCACCGGACATTCCTCTTTAGATAGTCCCTGTATCGTCTTACTCATTTCCTCGTCAATGGTAACGGGCAACACCTTCTTTATTTCAGGAATACGTTTTTGTACGCCTTCCCAGTATTCACGATAAACCTTTATACTTATCATACTGTCAACCCCTGATAACGTTTTGCCTCCCATTCGCGGCGGGTAACAAGTCCCGGAAGTATCTTACCGCCTCCGTATATCCATTTTTTAAACTCTGCCGGTATGGACGGATCATACGCATTTGCTTTTATCTTCTTATAAAGGGTTGATTTTTTGAAATTTCCAATACCCACATTAAAGCAAAAACTTACTACTGCATCGAACTGATACTGTCCCAAATCAAGAGGAAGTGCGGTTACCTGGCTTTCTACGGCCATTATATCCATTTCAAAGAAAGTGTCGGCCTGGGCTTGTGTTATAACATCGCTTGGTTTTACGCCGGCCGTATGACCGTAACCGATCGTACATACTCCTGCGGCACATACATACGCTTTCAAGCGTAGCCCTTCAAACTTTTTAATCTTGTTTTTTGTTCCTGTTGTCGTTCTCATTTTTTGTTACGTTTTTGGTGTAAATATTCAAACTTACATTTATACAGATAAAGCAATACGTCCCAGAAGGGTGTATCGTCCACCTCCTTTTTATTACCGAATACACCGGAAGCCGCGACTTCAAAAGCTATTCCGGTCCAGCCGGTTTTATCGTCCGCCTTCCGTTCGTCGAGTCCCAACTTCTGAAACAGTATCCGGAAGTCGATAGCCTCCCCGCCGATATATACAGGTTGGGAAAGAATCATATCCCAAACGGAGGAAAAGAAGTTCATCGCATGAATGGCGAGTAAGGAAGGAACGTCCGGTGTCTTCTCCGCTTCTTTGTACCGGTAAAGTTTTAAAGTAAGTTCCCGGAATATTTCATCTATTCCCGAATCGTCATTTTCTGCCGCCTGTTTACATTGCTGCAATAATTCCAGACAATCACAGAAATTACCAAAAGTAAGACCGTTCAACATATCACCTACGCCGTGCCATCCTCCAAAGTCTTGCATCAGGTTACACCCGGTTTTCAAAATGGGGGTAACAATCCGTTCGCCATTTTTTCCGGTTGTATAAGAGAAAAAACCGTCCAGTTTATACAGTTGCTCGTCCAGTTCCCGGATGATCTCACGCCGGTATATTGTATAATCCGCTTTCATTCCCAGAAGAAAAGAAAGCCATTTTACGCGGAACTGTCCGGGTGTGATGGTACCGCGGTTCATCAGTACCGACAATATAAGAAACTGCCTGTACTGCCCGCTATTGATCTCATCCAAACAGGAAGGGATTTCTACCGTCTTATTATTATATGTAAACTTCTCCATGTCCGGACATTAAAAAGTTATTCCTTTGGATTGTACGGTAATTCCCGGTATATAATAATCTGCCGGTTCTACTTCCGCATCCAGTTCCCGGATAATATCCTGCAAGATATCCAGATAAGCCGCCGCGTCCTGTTCCAGACTTTTAGCGACTGACTGCCGGGCCTCTTTTTCTGCCCGCAGTTTATCACGTACTGTTGTGCTCTGTTGTACCTGTACGATTCCATTAGGCAGAATTTCCACCGGTAAACGTTCCACCGCTTTTTTTATCGAAAGCAGTGCGAGTGGCCGACGTATATACTCTATCAGTTTTTTCGTTAAACCGGTATCACCCTCAATCAGTTTGTTATAGCGGTCACGGTTGATAATCGGTATGATCTGGCCGTCCTGTACTTCCCGGATCATAGGAATAAGCACCAGGAAAAGCCGGTGACTTCCGATATTGTAATATTCATCGAACGTTTCCTTATTCTGAATAAGAAGCCGGTTTATAGCCTTCTTCTTAATGCCCTTTATCCAAAAATCGAACTTTTCGCGATCCATCAACTCCACCAACGCGTCTACAGCTTCATAAGCCAGATTCCGGATATTTTCTTCATCTTTGAACTCCTGTAAGGCGGTCATGCCCGTTTCATTCTCTCCCAGGTGTTTGCCACGCCCGGCCGTCCCGTGTTGTGCGTCCAGGGTAGGGATAATTTTTAACCAGGTAAACATGGCCACCGCCTGCTGCATCAGGCGCAAGGTTTCCGCCTTACTATCCATCCCCGCACCTTGCTCTTGTTCTTCCCGATAATACTTATCTATCGCATCGATAGGTTCGACGCCAATAATAGCCTGCAAATCCCGAATCCCTAGCGGTAAGATAGGCTCCCATTTAGAAAAATCAAGATCATCGTCGATCAATCCCAGAACACGGACAATTTCACCGGCTCCATCATTGTTTTTATTAAATAACTTCGTCATTTGCTCGGTCTCTTTTTAGGGTATATGGTTTCCAATTGTCAAAATCCTTTGTAAAACTGTTTATTTCATCGTAAAACTCCTTATAAAAGCGGGCCAGTCCGGTATCTATCGTTATACAGGTCTGCTCCGTTCGCGGATTGGTGTTTATATTGGCCGAGCTTTCTATTACAAAATCAAAAGCGTTACCAAAACCGGCCATTACTTTAGCATGGTTACGGAAGATACAGACACGTGATCCGAAACGTTCCGCCACATTCTTTAGGTATAAATAAACATCCGCGTAGGAACCTTGAAATATTTCACCTACATAAAAATCCGCGTGCCCTATGTCTTTTCTCTCCAGCCATTTCTCCACCTCCTTAACATCGGTAATTGCCATACACCAGGTAGAAATTAAAACATATTCCACCGGTTGTTGCTTTACGATCACACGAAGATAAGTCAAGTTATCAACATCCCCGTGACTGATACAATGATATGCCGCCCCTTTCTCAAAATGCCATGGCAAACACTCTTCCAGATGCAATTCCGATTTTATCCGCCGGTCAAAATGAACGTTTTTCGTCCGGCGGGCCTTTATATGTTTGTCCGGGATGTTATCGGCCCGGTTCTCTTCCGGTTGTCGGTCGCTTACCGGTTCCTCCGGCACATCTTCCGTTTTCGGTGTAAAAAATAGACTACGCATTTTCCTTCATGCGGTTAGAGGGTGAAACATTCTGTTCGGCTTCCACTATGGTACGGTAAAGCCCCACTTTTGTAGTAGTTCCCGGAAAATTCGCATTGATATACTGCTGTAACGGTTTACATAGAATCATATCCGGTATAGCGGTTTCGGAAGCGTTATAAACTTTCAAGCTATATAATTTTTCTGATCCGGAAGAAAGTTTGTTTTCTATAATCAGGTTTGAAAGTACCGGATCAAGACCGAAGCCGGAAGTGGCAGCAGCGTCCGCCTTGTTTGATATCTTAATTTGGGCGTCCACGTAATCCTTGATCTTTTTATCTAACGGTGTTACCGTCCATCCCTCAAAATTATTCGCTTCCGTATTCCAAAACTTAGTCGTGTGCATGTATTTCCCGACGTTCTCTCTCCCTGTAATATTGGAAGCGAATTTCTCCATAGCCGCGTCCTTAAACTCCTCCAACATCTTATTTGAATACGTTTCACCGGTTTGAGCACAAACGCTCTTTATTCGTTCCTCCGCTCTATCCCAATAGGACTGCGGGGATTCTATGTGTAAGGAGATAGCCGAAGCGTTTTCGTTATAAGAGATAAGAATATCAGCCAATCCGCCTGCCAGCTCCAACCATTCCAAGGCTCCCAGAAAACGCGGTGTACTCATAAAATCCTTGCAAAAGGAATAAATATTATAGTATTTTACCGAAACCGGATATTTAAACGGATTTGCCGGATCGAATATAGGATATCGGTAAGTGTAGGCCGGATCAGGATAAGGGAAATCACCTACAAGTATTTCCTGCGGCTCGTCCTCGCCATCAGGCGGATATACCAGACGCGCCTTCTGGTAAGGTATATGTTCCAGCCTGACGAAACGTCCGGGATTGCCAATACGCGGTGCCCTGTTCCGGACAAACTTTATGAAAAATCCCTGCATGTGTGTAAGGTCAACAAGCGAACGGTGAAGGACCGTTGTATAGTCCCATGATTCCAAATCGGCCGTTATTTTCGGATCAAGTTTCCAACGTCGGTAAAAACGGTTATTCTCTTCGTCTATCGCATCCTCATACAATCGCGGACCTTCTCCCCATTGTAAACCGGCAATCTTACCCATAATACCTTCACCGGCGTAAAATTTATCCAATAAGCGCATGACTTCCCCCGGCATATCGTTGTTATCACCCATTGGAACGATAAAAGTACCGTTAACGCTTATTTTCCGCGAAAAGAAGCCGCTACGCCTATTTAATTGGATACTGGAAGGCTCCCAGCCCTTACCGCGTCCACCGATAGAAAAGGAAACCAGCCCTTTACCGGTTCCGGTATCTATAACTCCAAAGTTTCCACTTCGTCTTATTTCCATAATGTTAAATCATTATTCTTTTCCCGTTAAACTCCATTACAAGACATTCCCAACAATTAAGCGGGCGTCCGGTCGTGGTATCTGTTAGGAATAGTTTATAACTTGAATTTTCTATATTCTCGTCCGTGGCTTTCCTTCTCAAGCGTGCGGCCGTAAGTATTACCATATCGCCGCCGTTCCGTGTTTGCCTGTTCCATTTCCGGAATTTGATGGAAAACGTTCCGCCGGTAACGGAAATATGTTTCATTTGCTCAACAGCCACGTATAAGTTTATTTTTTCCATAACCGACGAATAAAGTTTTTAATCTTACCCCAATTATCATGTATCAGACAAAAGGATAGAAAGAAAAACATGAACTTTAAAAACGTCCATAAGCTACACCCGTTTGCCGTCTTTTTTTCTTCCTGGCTTTGTTGCTTAATGTCGGATTTACGGGTAACGGTTGTTTCCTGTTGGCTGGCAGTTTTTTTATGATCCTGATAGGATTTGCTTTGATTTTTTCCAGTTCTTTTTTCAGTTTTTCGGTTGCTGAAATCAATTTCTTTAATTCTTCCGAGGCTGTCGTAGTTGATACGGATATGCGTACTATCTTCCCGGTGAACGTGCAGTACATGTTCCTCACTGCTCGAATCTCTCCGCGCAAGTTCGATAACTCCATCAGTAGTTGTTTGTTTTTCTTCTCCAGTTGCTTCTGTAACCGTTTCTCGCGTAACAGAGCGATGAGAACGACAACCGTAAAAACAAGCTGCAAAACAAATAAGGATAAGTAAATGTATGATTTCATGTTTCATAATTAATTTTAGTTATTAGTGTCAAAAGTGATAGATTCCCGGTGCGGGCAATTCTTTACACCACAGAGAAACGGCTTCATAGTATCCATTACCCGGGTATTACGTTTGATTGCTTTCTCCATTTCATTACATTTCTGCAGGACTTCCTTGTACTTGTTATCCACTTCGTCGAAACGTTTCTTTAGTTCCTGCCTGTCATTCTTCAAATCTTCTATAAGCTCCTGGTAAACTTCCTGTACCGACTTCATGGCGTCCGCTTCCGCCTGTTTGCGGGTATATCGGAGTGTGAATAACCAGGTCAAACTACCCGTACAAAGAGCGGTAATAACCGCCGTAATAATCGTATCTGTCATATTCCTGCTTTTTATTTCTGTACAAAAGTCGAAATAATACCAGAAGCCGAAAAGGACATAAAAAGAGAGTGCCGGGAACCACCCCGGCACAAACAAACCCTAACCCGGGACTTAAACCCGGCGACTGTCCTTTCAGTCGGTATATAAAATTAATAATTAAGGATTAGACAATTTCTCAATATCCTTTTTCATCATCCGTAAAGTTCTGATCCGTCCCACTATCTTTTCCGGAGAAAGGGGATCACCTCCTTCATCCGTCAAATCGTCGATTGTCTCCTCTATTACCCGTATATAGCAAGCGGATACAGGTTCAGTTTTAATTTGCCACTGTCTTAAGATCTCGGCGCTTTCATCCGTGATATGTGCGCCGTTTACTTCTATATCTTTCATAATTTATATCATTTATGCAGGGCTTTCGCCCTGCTGGTTGATGTTATTTATTTAATACCACAAAGTTTTGAAATTTTCAATAATTCTTTATCGCTCATAAATATGAGGTCGAAGAAGATACCTTCATCAAAAGGCTTATTTTGTAATAAAGCGGCTGATTTCATTTCACCCATGATTTGAGCAATTAAATTACCTTTTACGTTATCATTCATTTTTGTTTTCATAATCTTTATATTTCAGTTGTTATTACCTTACTGTTAATTACTTATTTAGCTTCCCAAAGAGAACGAGATATTTTTTCAGCTTCTTTTTTCGTGTTAGCATAACAAACAAACTCATAACCGGCTTTAGCAAGTTCCTCTTTAGAAGTTGTACCTGTTAATTCGTAAAAACCTGCTGTTATATACTCCATTTCTGATTTATAAACTGAATATTTCATGATTCTATATTTTTTATTGTTATTACTTTATTTCCTTTTTGATATTACAAAGGTACAGTAAATTATGTACTAAACAAAATAAATAGGTAGAAAATATTATCCTATTAAGATATATTAAGACAGTAAATACTATACCTTTTATTAATAAGATTAATTTTGTAACAAATAATAAATAAGATATGAGAATAAAAGAAGTATTAAAAGAAAAGGGTTGTACCCAACAGATGTTAGCCGATAGGATGAATGTTAGTTTGTCGGCTGTTAAACAAATGGTTTCTGCTGAATCATTAACCACATCAACACTAAAAAGGGTTGCCGCTGCCTTAGATGTCCCTATGTGGCAACTATTCGCATCCAGCCAGGAAGTACAGGAAACAAAGAATACGATCACCTGTCCCCATTGTGGTAAACCGATCGAATTAAAAGTCAAATAAAAAAATCCCGGAGCTGTTAAAGTTCCGGGATTCTTTTTATTTATTAAAGCCGTTTACTTATGCCTCATATCGGCTTTGTTCAATCCATTTCAGATCCTCTGATCCGTCGTCAAATGCCCGCAATGTCAGTTGTGAGCCTTCGGAAGCGGTGAACGTCTTACCACCTTTCAGAAGGAAATTACCCCCTTTCTCCACTGTTGGCGCAACGCCGGAACATCCCATAAGAGTAATTACCGATCCATGACTTCCCCCGGTAATGCCTGCAATCTTAGCGGCACCGCCGGAAAGCTGGTATTGTCCGTCCGTCTGGTACTCTATATCTGTGGCAGAAGCTTCCACGATGGCAACCGGTTCTTCCAAAGTGTCGGTACCTTTATAGATGGCGATATCATCCCCCTTGCTGATCTGGGTGAAAGTAAGTTCGTTCGTATTCGATTCATTGGAACCGGTATAAGATACGGATAACTTACACGGGTTACAGGGCGTTCCGATTAGATCGGCAGGCTTTCCGCTGCAATAACGGAGCACAACGATACATTTCTTGGACAGCCAGTTTGTCTTAAACTCGCGGATTTCCTGTTCGTTACCGGGATGATTGAACTTAATGGAAGGCGTATAACCTTCCGCATCGGTTTCCCCGTCACTGTTGGAACTGATTTCAGCGGTACCGGGTGTCAGGTAAATACTGATCGCATAACGCCCCGCCTTCATTACGATATCCTCCTCGATAACCACACCGGCCTCGTTTCTTGGCGGAAAAGAAAGAATATCGTCAATGTCATAAACTACGAGCTGATCCTTGGGCTGAATACCGTTACCGGGATTGCCGGCCGGCCTTCTTACGCTTGCTTTTACGTATGTCATAACTTAATGATTTATAAGGTTATAAAATGGAAGGGATAAAGTATCCCTTCCGATTAATTTAGCCTCTTGCCACTTCGTAGAATTTACCGTCAGAAGCTTTTGCCAATTTGATAAACTTGCCTTCGGAAAGCGTCATAGCTTCGGTAAGGACAAAGTTTCCAGCGTTAGCAATGGTAGAAGCATTTTCAGAACCGTTTCCGTAAATCGTGTAAACGATTCCGGCTTCCGCATCGGTAAAGTTGGTGATTGCCGTTGCCTTTGTATTTACACCGGTAACAAATACTTCACCGTCAAGCAAGGAAGGTGCCGTTTCATCCGGCGCAAACTGCAACGCATCGGAAGAGGCATTTTCGCGGCTGATCTCGATAAATTTACCATCGGCACGTTTCATCAGTTTGATAACGTCCCCCTTGCCAGGTTCCCAAGCGTCGGAAATAAGACTGAAATTTCCGCTTTTCTCGATCTTAACACCCTTATCCACGCTTCCGCATTTCAGGGAAATAACCGCACCTACCGGCGCATCTTCAATATCGGTAATAGCAAACTCGGCTGTATTGGCTACGGTAACAATGGAGGTATGAAGTTTGGCCGACGGGTTCTTGTCCTTATCAGCATCCACAAAGTAAGACGCCGGGCGGTCGTACTCATTACAGAAGATCATCTGGCGCGTATAGTCCATATCTTCCTTCTTCGTATATTTGAAGCCTACGGCAATAGCCCAGATAGATTCACGCCAGTTACTCCAGACTTTCAAACTCCAGTCCTCCTGTTCCAGATTGAACGCCGTCATTTCACCCGGTTTGTCCTCAAACGTCTTAATGTTGCCTTCAAACGTCCAGAAGATACGGTGGTGGTTATCCGCATTAGGCACGGGAATAATCTTCACCCCCGGATATTCCTTGACGTACATAATGTTAGCCTTGTAATCCTGATTCTGTCCGTAATGCAGTTCATTGTATTTATGATACAATACAATAAAGTGAGAAGGCATATAAAGTGCCAGGTTTCCGCTATCACGAAGAACGGCCGGAATCATGGAAGTACCCTTGTACACTTTTTCACCGATGTTTGCTTCGGTAATTTCTCCCAACTCGAACGGCTTGATCTGGTAAACGAGCTTTCCGTTATTGATATCGGTATGTCCGTTCACTTTTTTATTCAAGAACTCATACAGTCCGTCAGCCGCGGCAAGTGCTTTGCCCGGTTCGTTCAAATTCGGATCTTTACGGATTCCGTTAATACGGCGTTGTTCACGCTCGTTATGCAACTTCTTCGCTGTTTCGGCCAGGATGTACTCGATGAAAGACCATTTGATAGGGTTTGAACCTTCCTTGTTCAAAGTGCCGATCCAGGTTTTCTCCAGAGCCTTTAAATTTTTGAAACGGTGCGCAAACATCACGTTGAACATACGCAGGGTTTCGTCGTCGAACTCATAAGAACCCTTAGTCACCTTGTCAAAGTCGGATTCCTCATTACCGGCCTGTGAGAACTCACCCAGCCAGATATTAACCAACGTAGCCAGGTCCTGATAACCGGATTCAAGCGGGAAAATGCTTTCAATGGAAGGAAGTTCCATTAAAAACGACTGCAAACGCTGTTGCCATGGGATACGGTAAAATGCTCCAAGATCTTCCTTCAAACGGCTGTAATCGATGGAACTTGCTTTCGGAAGAGCGATCATTTCAAAACCGGCAGCTTCCATTAATGCGGCTTTGGCGCGAAGGTTATACGGGCGGTCAAGTGAGAACATTTCACCCTGCAAGCCTCCCAGCTGTTTTTCGTCCTGCAAATTGAACTTTCCTTTACCGTCTATTTGTGCGCTGTGCTGTGTGCCTTTGCCCGGATCGTTTTCGGCAGCCTCCGAAAGTTGGGCGATAATACCGGAAAGCTTTTTGATTTCCGCATCTTTTTTGGCTATTGCAGCCGTGTTGTTTCTGTCTTCCTCACTCTGTTGTGCTTGTAGTGCCTCAAGCTGTTCTTGCGCCTGCGTCAGACGGGCGGCAGTGTCACCCAACAGGCCACGGAGGAAAGCGGTAGTTTTGGGTTCATCGTTTCCATCTCCCTGTCCCCCGTCTTCGGCTTCGTCCTGGAAATCATTTTCAAGGGACGCCTTAAAATCCGTGAGGAATTTTTCGGTAAAACCGTAATTTTTCAGTTTTGCCACTTCCTCGACTGTGATAGAGTTTTTGTCCTCTACCCTGCTCCATTCCGACAAGCCCAATAAAGCCAGAATATGAGCGGAAAAGCTCTTAAATTTCATATATACAAAATTTTGAAGTTAATACTATATATTATACATCTCGTTTACTTTTCTTACGGTTGCCTGTGCCAATACCCACTTTACAGCGTCTTCCAATGTGCCGAACTGGTCGATATATCCATTCGCTACGGCTACATCACCGGTAAAAATCTGTCCTCTGAAAAGAGGAAGCTGCGGATCGTAAGAAATCCCCAGGTTCTTACTGATCGCATCACAGAATATACGGTGCATCACGGTAAGCCGTTCTTTTATAGGCTCCTCGTTATTTTCCTTTTCAATAACCCGCGTTTCATAATTTTTCAGGTCCGCACTGTCCGGATAAATTTCCCGGTAATCAATACCCTGTTTCTTGAAATATTCCTTAAAGGATTGATAAGTAAGCATAATACCCACAGAACCCACCTCGCACATAGGGGAAGCAATAAAAGTCCTTCCGGCGGAAGTGCCTAACCAGAAATGAGCACTTCCCATGGTACCGGCTACATAAGTGGCTACGGGTTTGGGGGCTTCGGCAATCATTTTTGCCGCCAGGTCTACATGCGCGACCATGCCTCCCGGTCCGTTGATCCAAAGAACCGCACCGCAAATCTTCGGGTTACTGAAAACAAGCCGGAGCCTTTCTTCCAAACGATAAGTTTCCCAAGAATATAAAGTGCCTTCCAATGTTATGACAGCCACGCTGTCTACGGGTAAATTATCGTCGTCCAGTTCCCATTTGCTGGCAAGATAAGGGGTAGTAGCGTAAGCGGTTATTTTATTTTTGTCGAGCCGTTTCTCTATTGCGTCCAGGTTACCGGCGGCAACACATGGTACAAGCAAAGAAAGCAACCGGTAATAATCGTTATCGGCAATTGCCCAATGTGCTGTAAAAATCTCCTGTATTCTATCCACGTTCTCTTTTTTACGACAAAGAAAACGCCTATATCATAGGTAAAGAAGGACGGGAAAAGTTATCGGAAGGCGTCCGGATCAATGGAAAACCCGGTCAGGGTACAGGAATAAAGACCGCCTTTGATCTCGTAAGACAAAGAAAGAGGATAATCCGGAGAACCTGAAACACGCTCGTTTCCGTTCTCATCGACATAAAAAGCAACATAGCGGCCTTTTTTCAAATTTTCCAGATAATCCGTCTTATTAACGGAAACATCGGATAGCTTAAAACTATGTTTTTTATTATAAAGTCCGTCGCTTAAACCATCACCCGGAACAAAACTTCCCGGAATGATCTTTATTTCTTCCGCCTCCCCGATACTTTTTACAAAAGCGCGGGAATGTACCACCCCAAATGATAAAACATTAGATACGGACACAAGAGAGAGGCTATGAGCCGCAGAAACTATATTTTTTTTCATATTACAATTATAATCAGTTGATAATCAATCACTCAGCACTTTTCAGCCAAAAACCGGACAAAAAAGGACAAACAGATACAGTTGGTAGGTAAAAAAACACCGTGTTTTTTACATTTTTTTTCTATTATAAGCCCTTTTGGTTTTACGCCTGAAACTATCCCGCCATCTTTGGTAGTTTTTCAATAGTCCGTCTTCCTGGATGGAAGCTATAGAATATCTTTTCATAAAAGTAAAAACCGTTTCTTTAAACTCAACGCCATGCAAATGTTTGTTTTCGTCCATAACCTCATGCAATTCGGCCCACATCAATGCCCGGAATCTCTTTTCAAGAAAACGGGTTCCACGAATAGAAATGTAATTGAATTGTTCCGGTGATTTGCCACCGGCAAAATTAGCCTCTCTACGATCGGGCAACATAAATTCAAGATTGCCACGATCGGATGGGCAATTAACAGGCCGTTTTTCCATCAAATCGTAAATTGTCACATAGATATCGGAATGAGAAGGAAAACGTACGGTACCGACTGTTTCATCGTAGTATTTACCCCTGATATATTCGGCCAAATAGGGTTCAATCTGTATTCGGGTGGTAATCATAACAATAAAATTCAAGTTCAACCGCAAAGATACTTCCTTATACGCTGTTATTCTGCTTTTTATACCAAAATGTAGGCAGATAACCGATATTTTAATAAATGTATTGTGAAAGAATAATTATAGCACGTTCTATCCCCGGATTTACCGCACTTTGTTTCCGCTTCCCCGTGATATAATATAATTCAACACTAAATATTTGTAATTTCGTAACCGGGCAACCGGTAAAGATAAAGCTCTGTATCTTAGCAACTTAGTAACGTTACTAATTTCTGTTACAAAAAAATAGAAGGAAAATACTTTGTAACCGGGCTTTCCGGTAATAGATGAAAAGATAGATGTTACAAACAGAAAAAGTTAGTAACCGATTTGTAACCGCAACTTTGTAACCTTCTGTTTTCCTTTATCTATTTGATTTTCAGATTATTTTCTTTCAAGCAAACAAAGGTTACAGAGTTACTAAAATTTTGTATGAAATAGAGGTGGGGTATGGGGAGGGATAAGTAGGGACGCACGCTTGTTTCCATACAAAAAGAGGGATCGACACTTTCGTATCTGATCCCTCTTTTTGTATTTTACCGGTGTCGGATTCTCTTATACCCGGTGTTGGCAACGGTTCAATATCCACTTTCTCACGTCCGGAGCTACATTACGGTGTACGACAGCCGTATAGTCTTCATTAAATTCATACTCTATCCAGTTATTTCCTTCCAGGATAAAAACACAGGCCGTTTTTATGATCCATTCCAACCGCTCGCCCGAATAACGCTCCAATATCAGGACAGTGCCCGGCTTCATCCGCCAAAGGTAGTGGTAAACCTGCTCGGCAAAGTTCCGGAACTTCTCGCCGCTGTTCCAAAGTGCCGTAAACTCGGTCATGCTGTTTAATTTCAAATGAGCGTTATTCATCGTTGGTTCGTTCATCGGGTACAAATACAAATGCCGGATCCACCGGTGCCGGATCTCCGCCGGTGGATGTTTCCATCTGGCCGCATGAACGTAGATAAATCATATCAGCGGCTTTGCCTTCGTTGTCTTTACGGACAATACGTCCCTGAGAATTACAAAGGTCCTTCGGATTAAGTTCCTCGATATAGGGACAAAGAGCCACAAATCCTTTCAGGGCTTTTGTAAAACGTTGCATTGTAATTTTACTAACACCGGAAAAGCTCTTATAATCGGCGAAAGCCTTTTCACGTACAATAAAAGAATCCAGATGTTCGCTATCCGGAGAAAAGTAAGAATTAGCCCAATCTTCGAAGTTATTGCCCATATCGGCCTTATATTTACGCCTGATTATATTTTCCATTGGTGGAAGCAGTTTAATGGATTCCTCACAAAGAGAAAGATAAAAACGGCAACACTGCAAGAAGAAATTAATATCCGCGTTCCACTCACTTTCGGAATACGTCTTAGAAAACAGGTCCTTGCCGAAATCGTCCCGGATAGAACGTGTTTCCCGGTAGTCGTTATCTTCCGTGCGTTGGTGGTAGTAATCAGAGAAGACCAGATAAAGCAAACGGGCTTCCGTTGACGGATCGAAATCTATGGGAACGTAGTTTGTTGTAAACCCCAATTTTGCGGATTCTTCAAAGGGTATTGTAAACGATTGGTTGTTCTTCGGGTTTACGGTCATGTCAGACGTGATAATATCGTAAAAAAGGCCTGTATTAAGATACCGGTCGCAATCATCCACCAGGATAAAGTCGGTATGTTGGTTCACCTGATCGAACACGTGCGGATTATCCATCAGCTTAGGATTACGGCCGGAAAGTTTAACGGTCTTCATAAAGTAGGAAAGAGCCTTAAACATGAAGGACTTTCCCGATCGTCCGTTACACTCCCCATCTTCGCCTATCTTGTTGTCCATGGCTTGCGGTGCCCATGCGCGCGAAGGGGATTTATAACGGTGCAGCATGTAGCCGATAGTAAAAATCTTGTTGATAAGGTTCTTTTTCTGCTCGGCGACTTCCTCTGCAGTAAGTCCTTCCCCCTCAATATCGAATTTATGCTTTTCCCGGTAGGCTTCGGATTCCCCTACCCCTTTATCCTCAAAATTATACTCCAGTTCTTTGCGCCAATAAATACGGCTGGAATTGATTACATAGCCGAAGAAGTTAGACGGAACGGAGTTTATCGTAATGTCGAAGACGTCGTTACCTTCAATATCCTTTTTCCTGGAAATGGTGAACATATCTTCCATTAGACGCACCTTGTGTTTTAAAACGTTTTCTTCCCAGACGTAGTGGGATAATGTGCTGCCGTTGGCCGGATGTTCCTTTATGCCGTGCCCGCTTACTTCCATGCTGCATCCTGGAAAGAAAAACATTTGTGTATTATGCGTATAATTGGTAAAATCCAATTCTATTTCTTGCAAATTGTCCAGTGCGGTGTCCGACAGTTTGGGGCTGTTTAGAATAAGATTTCTTATATCACGATGTAAAAAGCTCTCTTGTGCCCAACCGCGAATAAACTTCCGGATATCCTTTGCTTTGATTAGCTTTACGATATTACCGGTTATACGGATGTATTTTGTTGAACTGGAGTTTTCATCATGCAGGGAGTAGAAACCGTTAAGGCGTAGAAAATAGTGAAGGCAGTCCGCGTCTATATTGTGGTCCCATTGCCTGGATTTTTCGTTAAGTCTGGAATACCAGAATTTGGCGGGCATTGCAAGCGTCATAAGGTTACGGAAATCCTCGCTTTTGCTTCTCAATTCCATGAAATCCCGGAAGTCCTTACGGGGTTTGCCGCGCTGATCCCGATAAGTGGTAAGCCAGGCCGGTAGCCAAATCGTGTGGATATCAATAAAGCGCAGTGCAAGTTCCGTCCCTTTCACCCTGCCCGTCGTGTCGATATCAGGTATGTTATACAGGACTTCAACGTATTTCATAATCTCTTTATAGTCCTGTTCAGAAAGTTTATACGTTTCAGAATTAAACCAGATCGGGGGAAATCCCAGCGACTTAACACACAAGGCGTCGCGTTCTCCGGAACAAATGAAGGCTTCCTGCAGCTTCTGTTCCTTATATGGTTTTTCAGCGTTGGCCGGATTCTTTTTAAACGCGGCTTCTTCCCTGGAATTAAATTCCCGGTATAAGGCTTTCAGTTCGGAAAGTCCGTTTATGTAGTCTTTTGGCTTGACACCTTCCGGAGTATAGGAAAAACGCCACTGCTTGTCCGGGTTCAGAGGCTCGTATATTTTATAGAATTTTACTTCGGGAGCGTCACCCTCGGCCGGTTTTACCAAACATTCACGCATAAAGATCGGGTATGTCGCAGTAGCGTATTTATATGTCACCTCGCGGTTCTTTACATACCCTATATATTTGGCCGAATACCAGTGCAGGGCCTCGGCGTTCTCCTGGGTGACACGGGGGCCGAGTATGCGTAACTGCTCCGGAGTAAGGTGATCGGCAAGTTCAAATATTTTAGTACCGTCTTTCTGATCCTGGCTGGCCGGAACCTTACGGATATCCGGTTTATTTACGCTACGGTTCAACTCGTCGGTTACGTTATACATGGATGCAAGTTTTAAAATTGCTTCGTTAAACCGGAGACCTTCTTCGTACATACAAATGTCTATGGGGCTTTGAGCCGTTCCGGTATCACCAAAATCCGTCACTTTATAAACTTGCTGGGAACCTTCCTTCCCGAATAATTTGATACAGGCCGACGCATCATCCTCTGACGGCCGGCGTTTAAAATGGCGGTTAGTTCCTACACAATCCCGGGCTTGCGGATAGTAATGTAAGATGATATCCAAGCCGTTGTTGGTTACTTTGTAAATGTCTTCTGCCTTGATCATCGTTATAAAGTTACATAGTTACTTATTATTCGTTGTTTTCCGTTTGCTTCGTTTTCACTTCTCCCCAGGGTTGGTACAGGAAGACGAATAACAGAAGCCAAAGAAAGGCGGTTTCACCCGTAAAGTAAATGACAAAGGCAATCAGCCCCATAAAAGCAACCACAATGATAGCGTGGGCTATGTATTTTAAATCTTTATTCTTCATTGTTCAAATAGATTATATTGGATTGAAAAACCAAATTTGCTTAACCTCTTTTCCTGGAGGATAGAACGTTTGTCATGCGAAGGCATAATAACCACCAAGTTTTTATTATCAAACTGGTATCCCTTCTTACGCATCTGATAACGTAAATTTCGCAGGCGTCTATCTTCTTTCATATTATTCCTACCACACACACGTTACACTCTCGTAAAGGATAGCATTTAGATCCTCTATGATAGTTTCCTGTTGCTGCTTATTCAGATGCACCAAGAAATAGCCTTTTCCGTTAGAAAGATTCTTTATTTCCATCAAGTTATATTTTTGCTCTATCGCATCTACAAACGTAGGGGATTCCGTAGGCCGGAAACTACTGAATATTTTATAAGTCCCATTGCTTCCCTCTATTTGAAGTATGGTTAATTCGTCCGGTGTGGTGATTGTTGCTTTCATTATTGTATGCTTTTATTAATTTAGTTATTCATATTAGGGTTTACTCCAGTTCCATTTCTTTCCCTTCTATCCTTGCCTCACATTCATCCATCAGTTCATGAAGTAAATCAAGATAATCGCTATCACTCCCATCAAAGCCATCTATCATTGATAGGCATTGATTAATAATTTTCTCTTTATTCATTTTTATTCAGTTTTACGCTAATTGATTCGTACATACTTACCTACAATATCGCAAGTTCTTAATATCTCGGCATTATCTTCACCGAAAGCAATTAGGATACTACCGCAACCAGGAGAATCCCCACGGGTTCCATCCGGACGGAAGAACCTAATCCGGTTACGCAAAAACTTCATCGCTGTTGCCTTCTCGAATATTACATCTTGAAACATCTTTGAATCGCAACGGTTGAAAAGTAATGCGATTCCGTTGCCATGCTCTGCCAAACGCTTAACAAACTGTTCAATAAGCGGACGGGAATAAGGAGGATTAAGCCAAACACGACCTACCCAATCCTTCGTTAAACCATCATCAGTTTTATTGTACATTATCTTAGCTGTCTGCCAAAGTGGATTTATAGGAGCACACGGATCTGCATCAAATACGCCCAACTCATCTATGATTTCTTTCGGTGTATACCATTCATCGGTAGCAGTAGACGACCTTTCAAAAGTTGTGTTCATTTCTCTTTTATTTTAAATTTATTCGCATCGAAAACTAAGTCATGCGAATTTATTTTTATTCTCCTAACAAATAAACAATATTCTCATCAACGGATATTTCACCTATTGCATCGTTTGAGTGATCGGCACTTAATAGTCGAACTTCTTTTGATTTGTCTTCAATTTGCATCAACTTATTTATTAGTTCTTGTACTGTCATTATTAAATTCCTCTCTATACTGTTAGAATTACAGCTTAACGATATCAACAATTGAAATATGTCTCCTATATCCACTTTTATTGTCATATAAAAACATGTCTATCTGTTTCTGTAGCTCTTCTGCATTTTCGGCATCATATAGCTTTATTTCTTTAGTCCATCCAGTAAATGGCGAATTCCCTCCTGAAGGACTATCTTGTTTATAAGAGAAAATAACTTTATACATCTGTTTCATATCTTCCGTTTATTGACATTAATAATTTCTTGCCGTATAACTCCAGATTCCCATATTGAATCTGAATTTGATAGTTTCTA